TGTAATACTCGTATTCTGCTCTTGGAGGGACTTGCAAAAATGATATTCTTTAGACTACGAATATTTATGCCTTGAGCAAAGGTTCCGTAAGACGCAACAATAATTGCATTCTCCTCAGTTTCTGTAAGTTGACGAACACTTTCACGATACTCTGCTTCAGTTTCACCGTGAACAAAAAATACTCTACGATCCTCTGCGGCAGCAAGAATAAGATCGTGCAAGGGTTTTCCGTGCTTCTCTACAAACTGAAATAGGACAAGAGTGTTGCCCTTTGTAGACACGGCAAGTTTTGTGATAAAGGCGTTTCGTGCAGGATTGCCTACCAAGAAGTCTAACTCATCAGGATACGAAGCCTCTTTCAAGGTTTTACACACCTCTGGTGGATAATTCAACACAATACAATCAATGGATATGGTGGACAGCAAATCCTTATCAATCAAGTCTTTTGTAGTGGTAACAATTAATGTAGGCCCGAACAGACCTTCAATGGTAAGTTTGTTTGTTTTTGTTCCATCTAAAGTTCCTGTAAGAGCAATACGATACGGACACTTGGTTAGTTTAGTCATAATAGAAGTAAGAGACTGTGCTTTAAACGAATGTGCCTCGTCACCAATCACCACCTCGAACTGATCAAAGTAGGATTTAGGCAACTCGTATATGGATTGCCATGTGGAAACTACAATTTGACGAGCATCCATTTTTTGCTGACCACCAAAAATAGAATGACAATTCTTGTCAGCATTCCAATCCGTGTTTTTTGCGTAGTCTTCAAAGTCAGATTTCATCTGTGTAACAAGAGAAATTGTAGGAACAACCACAAGTATTTTGCGATCAGGTGGAATCATGTCTTGATACCAACGCAACAAGGTGTAGATGACTAGGGACTTGCCACTTGCGGTAGGCGAAAGTAGCAAGCAGCGTTCCCTGTTGATTGCTGCTTGAATAGCGTCTACTTGGTGTTCGTGTGCTTGAATAGTTTTACCGTGAGCATTTAACTGTAAACTCGTTAAGAACTCTTCTACCTGCTGCTTGGTAACTGTTGGAGGTTTATCGGTAAGAGTGGAATCAAGATTTAAAACATAATTGCGTTCTTTTGCCCACTCTGCTAAGTAGTCAAGCAGACCAATATACAGCAAACCGTTAAACGGAGAAAACAATCTGATCTTTCCGTCCCAATGTTTTGCTTTATACGCAGGAGAAAACTTTGCGTTAGGAACATCAAAAGTAAAGTATTCTTGAATTTCTTTGGCAATGCCTGGCTCAGTAGTTATACGAGCATGAACAGTATTAAAGCATGATATAGAAATCTCAGACATCTCCCTATATTTAGGGAGATTTGCAAACGGTTATACCACGCCTTGTGTAAATTTACGCCACTCAATAGAGTTACGAATCACCCAATGGCGTTGAGAAATGCCCTTTAGCAAAGATTCAAGATACTCCACCTTTTCGGTTTGTAGAGCAATTTTAGACTCTTGTTCTGTTAAGTCGGAATCTGCATCTAAATATAATCCTAAATCCTGTCGCATAACTCGTTGCTGAAACGGTTCCCATTTAAGACTATCAAGTAGTTCTTGACTCATCTTTCCTGTCATCCATTCCCATTTATTTTTTCGTAATATTTTATAGTCAGCAGACATCTTATGCAAGATAAGTCGTTCATCGTGAAACACATTTAGGTATTTGTTGTGTAGTTGTGGAATACGAGCAGACTCGTCACCAAGTTCTGTTTTATCAATATCAATATCTTTTGCTACCATTTCACGAATTTTATCAAAGTTCATAGGATTAGTATATCACAAGAAATTTAAAAGTCAAATTATAAATTTTCTACTATGTAATCACCTGTAATAAACTTAACAGTTGCAGTTAAAGGTTTTGCCTCTGTATCCGAATAGGTGAAATCTAAACCAGACAGTTCTGTTGGAAAAATTCCACGAAATGTTATTTTTTTGTACGGATTCTTTTTATTAGTGTAGTAAATTAAGAATGCTTCGTGAAACACCTCTTTGAACGGTAACACCTCGCTGAAATCTTTATACGGTGTTGCTTCTCGCATCCATTTTATTATTTCATAATAGTTTGACATATCTTCTGATACTAAAAAAGTAACAACACATGCACCGATATTTGCCGATGATCCTGGCAACAGCACTGTCGGCCCGATTGCAAAAGGAACAGTTTTTGCTGGTCCGCCCATTTCGTTTAAGGCAACGGTTTGAACAAAATATGAAAAAGTAGGAATTTTTTGAACTCCAAACTGAAAATTTTGTGGAATTGCTAGATTTGTATTTGCCGAAGTATCATTCAGCACTCGGTCTGGTAAATCATATTCTTTTTCAAGCATCAAAGGTCTCCATGTCGTAATAGGTAAAACTCATATTACAAGTTGCCACTAAATTTGCTGCTTCTGTATCTGCACTGTTAAAAGTAACACCTGACAGGGTAGAAGGAAACAATCCTCTAAAAGTTATTCTGAATTTAGGATTCTTTTTTGCAGACAGAACTATAAGTTGTCCTTGTTCACTCATCCAATTTCTGTATGAAACTGCACCATCCTCTGATCGGAATGCTACACTGTGAGCAAACCATTGCTGTAGTTCGTTGTAGTTAGTAAGTTTTTCGTCTACAAGATAAGTGAAAGTAAGTTGTCCGTGACTTACTTCCGAGCCTGGAACTTTATGAGTTCCTCCTTTAAAGTTGTAAACAAGTTCGTTGCAGGTCATGCCTGGCAAATTAACAGAGGTACAAAAATAAACAGAATTGGGAATTTTAGGCAATAACAACACAAAGTTTGTGGAAATTGTGGTGTTTGTATTTTCTGGTTGACTTGCCAAAGCACCCGATTTCAGAAAATTTGGTAGTCCGTAGTCTTTGGTTTGCATAGAGTTATTTATAAAAACAACAACACCCCTTTTCAGGGGTGCTGCCGTTAGTGTAACAATAGGTAATTAACTTATGATGCTTGGAAATTATCAGGCGAGAATGATAAAGGAGCAACAACACCATCTTTATTTACGGTCTTGTTTGTTCCAAGACGCAAAGTCTTGTTGAACAGGGACAAATTGTTGCTTGTTAAAATTACAGATTTATCGTCACCAAATATACCACCCACTACTGAAGTAGCACCTGCAGCACCAGAAGTGACACCAAAACTCCACAAATTAAATTCTGGTTGTGCTCTAAGATCTAATACAGATCCGTTTAAGTAAAGAGAACCAAAATTAACCAATGAAGTCTGTTGATATGCGTTTGAAAACACATAGCAACCATCAAGTCTAGCAGTACCAATATTAGTAGCACCACCTATAAAAATATTAGCACCTTGAGTCCAACCAGAAGGATTTACCATAGACATAGGCCCTTCTTGAGCACTGTGAACACCGTCTACAATTAGTTTGTCTATTTTTGAGGAAAAGTAATCTGAACCTGCGATAAATACTGTTGGATTTACTGATTGAACACCCTCATCCGTATCATTCATGGTAGCAGATCCAGAGTATTTCCATTTGCGATCTGATGGAGACGGATAAGCTAAGTCCAAATCCACAAGCAAAGTACCTTCACCTGTTTGACCCAACGCATCTCCTGTGTATCCTAGTGCAAATCTTGCTTTTTTGTTGTTTATTTCTCCGTATATTTCACAAATCGGTGACATAAAATTCAATCCAGGATTAGAATTGCCCCCATCAGAATCTTTTGATGTCCAACCGTGTAAAGAAGAAATAGAAACTTGTCCTACTGTAGCATTTACACTAACTTCGGTATACGAATGAGCCCAATTAAATACGGAACTTGCAGTAACTCCTTTAAGAGCAAGATGACCGTATTGATAAACATCAGCAATTCTTGTACGACCGTCATCAAGAATACCAGTTGTAGTATTAAATCTTTTAAGATTAGAATTGGTTGCCGATACAGGATGCTTTGAGTTTATGTTATTGACAAATCCATTAACAATAAACCGTGAATAACTAGGTGTACTAATAGCAGACCAATATAGGTTGCTGTAAGTAGGATTAGGATTAGCCAATCCTCCTACAGTAGAAATATCTCCTTTTACAATATTAGTACAAGGAAGTCCAACACTGTCTATATTTTTAACAAAATTTACATTTACCTCCTGATGACCAGTCATTGCAGCATAATTAGATGGCCAAACGGAACTTGGTATACGATAAGGAGAAAATTCCAAGAAACTATTTACTTTTAATTTTAGACTTGTATAGTGATCTGCCATTGCACTAGAGCCAGTACCATCAATGTTTCGCATTGAGTTGGCTGTTGTTAAACCCAAATCTAATAATCCAAGAGTGCTCTTTGCATACTCAATTCCTCCACCAACAGAAGTAAACGGATATTTGTTTTTGGCTTTGTTGCTACCTGTGTTTGTACCAGTATTAAAAAATTCTTGTGCAACTATAAATTGTTTTAATGCAGAGGCTGCTGTTGTGCCTGTTGCACCTGTTGCACCAACACCATTCGCCCAATAACCTGCAGCTGCTCCACCACTAAATCCACCGTAAAGAAGTGGAGACAAGGAAACAGGAGAGTATACTCTACTGATTGGGCCTGAACCCGTTACACCATTGTAAAAATAATCCATATTATCAGAGAAAGTAACACCAACACCCATTAGATTTAATTGTTCGTCTACACCAATTTTTACAGTGTCTCCGTATCCAGGAACACTGGTTGCTTGAACCAATTTTAAATTGTTCATTTCCGAAGGATTGTTTGTGTCTATTTTAGTTGTGTAATACCAGTTGCTTGCAATATTGTAATCGTAAGAATTAGGATGATTTGCAGTAGCACCGCGCCAATAAAATGTTGCCATGTGGTTTGCCCTTTTGTTGAAAGATTATTTATCACAAAAAGTACATATTGAGTTGTATGGTTGCAGTATATAGGTTTTTAAAAATATAGAGTATAAAAACAACAACACCCCTTTTCAGGGGTGCTGCCGTTATTTTTATTAGGAAACTGTTGGTTTAGAACAGATTCGTTACTTTAACAATTCGGTAGTACATGTTACGACGAACCGTATCTTCCAAATTGCTTGTAACATTACCAGAGGTATTGAGAACAAACGGATTATGGATCATACCGTAACGAGTCTTGAAACCAATCTTTGGTTGGAACGAATTCTCGCCTACTGCACGAACCATCTGCAATGGAACATAAGGGCAATAGAAGAGACCCGCATCGTATGGACTTGAACCCTTGTAACCAACGCAGAAGAACTCGGAAGTTGCTGTCTGTGAAGAGTAAGGATCAATGTACACACGAAGACGACCGTTGAGAACACCTGCAAAGGTGTTTCCCGTGTCATCAACATTCAAGTTGGTTGAAAGAGCAGGAGCGTAATCCAAAACGCCTGCCATGCTGAGAGCTGAAGCAACATCGGCGGAGCAGAGGACGAAATTGCCCTTACCACGACGAGTTTCCTTAGCGATTGCATTGCATTCGCGTTCCATTTGGAACAACAGACCCTTGAACTTTTCAACACTCCAACGACCGTTTGAGTCAACATTAAGATCGAATACGCCAGTGGTCTGAGTGAGACCACTACGAGCACCCAACTTAGCAGACACATAGATGCGACGAACAACTTCACGATTGATTTCCGCAAGGATTTCGCTCGACAAGATGTTGGCAAGTTCGGTTTCAGCATCGAGACCGTGAATTGCCTTCAAGTCTTGAGCAAGTTCCATCGTGTATTCAGCCTTCAACGCACGAGTTTGTGCGGTGACGGTTGTCTTTTCGATGGAGAATGCCATTTGAGCAAACTGATTACCACCTTGTTGTGTGCCCGATGGGTAACCCAAAGATTCACCAACATTGGTTGACATGGCAGTTCCGATAAACGGATCGCCACCTGTTTGCATACCAAAGTCACCTGCAGTTGCACCTAAACCGTTGTAGAACGGATCAGTGTCAGTAGCAGTTACGCCACCGAAGTTAGCAGTTTGACCGTAGCCTGAACCTGTAAGACCTGTAGCAGCCTTGCCAGAGAAGCGACTGTTTGCTTCTTGGAACAAAGCTTCGTTGCCGAATTGATTGTCGTAACGACTACGGAGAGCAAAGATCAGACCTGTTGGGCCGGACATTGGTTGCACACCGCAAACATCGTAGGCAATCAGATTTGGCATGGCACGACGAACGAGCGAGATGAGAATTGGATCCCATTTCGCAACATTGCTTGTGCCAGGACCGTCAAGACCTGCGCTGATATTGGCGCCGCCGTCTTCACGGAGGTATTGCTGTTGATTCTCCAAGAGAATCGTAGTGACGGCCTTTCGATAAGGATCGGCGATTTCTGGAAGTTCCGTGTGCTCAAGCACTGGCTTCCATTTACTTTGTAATGCTTCTGAAATAGTTAAATCCATTTTAGTATACTCCTGTTGTTTTTGAAAAATAGTTAGTGGTTAAAGTTATTTATTAAATTGTCTTTTTTGAACCTTTGTTCAATCGAGACAGCATCTGCGAGTAGGCTTCCATCGACTCCGACAGGATTTCCTGTTGATTCGTAGGGGCGGTATCGGCATCCGTCATATCATCAGTAACTTCCTCAGACAAGAAAGACTTGCCTGAATCGCCAAAGTATGATTCACGGATGACTTCCAACTTTGAACGGAATTCGTTGTTGTTATCAAACCCAACGCCTTCCGACAATTTCAAGAAACGCTCTTTATCAGTATCCGCAAGACCTTCGGTCATATCAGAGACAAGTTCTTTTCTCTCTAATTTTGCGATTTGATCTTTAAGAGCAATTGTTTTGTTCAGTTCTTCGTTTAACGAGTCAGTCAAAGCTTCAACCTGTGTTGCCATCTCGTCTAAGATGTCGGTTTTGCCTTGAGGAACTTCAATGTTGTGTTGCAAGAACAGACCACGAAGACCTTCAATAAACTCTTCAGCAATTTCTGTGCGAAGACCCTTCTCCACGGTGAGTTTATTCTCTTCCATCCACTCTTCCACAACATAAGACAGGTAAGAGTCTAATTGTTGAGTCATATCTGCTTTAAGAGTTTCGGTTTGTTCAATTAAACGATTATCGTATTCAGTCTTGATTTCCGCTTCAATCACTTCTACACGCTCAGCAAGAGCAGTTTCAAAGATGGTAGAGGCCTTGGACTTGAATTCTTCGCTCAACTCTTCGCCACTAAACATGGCGTCCATATGAACTTGAACATCTTCGGTTTTACCTGAACGCTTTGCGTCCACATTCTTGAGTTGCTTGTCAAGAGCACCCGCAGAACCTGCGGCAACAGGTTCAGGAATAACAGCACCCTTGCCACTACCATCATCGTAGAGACCAGCGTACTTTGAAGACTTTCCTGTTGGAGCAGTCTTTAGTTTGCTTTTTTCGGCAGAAGCCTTCTTGGAAGCTACTGATGCTTTTAAAAGAGCAGCAGCGTCTTCTTTGATTTCTTCTTCAACCTCTTCTTCGATCTCGGCGGTATCGTCATCATCACTGATGAGAACATCGTCGGTTTCGTCGGCTGGGGTTTCTTCAGTAATTTCCTCTTCGAGGATTTCTTCCGCTTCTTTTTTATTGAATGAGTCCATGTAACTCGCTCCTTGTGAATTTATGAAGGTGTCAACTCTTATTTAGTGTTCTTAAAGATTCCGTAAAAACTTATCAAATGCCCGCATCTTGGCTTCCTCTAAATTACGAGAAGAAGCCTTTTTTATGTCTTTTTTAATCTGTTCCATATCCTGCTGAATCAGTCGTCCTGATTCAAAAATCCATTCTTTGCCTTCCATAATACCTCGTACAAAGGCTTCTGGTGCTGAAGGGTCTGCTACAATGTCTGCGGCGGTGGCAATTTGAAAATCGTCTTTCACATAATTCACACCGTTCTTTTCTTCTAAAGAACCTACACCACGACTAGAGACTCCAAGTTTTGCACCCTCATCAATCAAGTTTTTAACAATCTTACCGTATGGGGTGTCCATAATCTTGGCACGACCAATAAAATTCTTTTTATCTGAATACAGATCGGTAATCATATGAGACACACGCTCAAGATTAATAGTTGGGCCCTCTGGATGACCCAATTCACCAAATGCTCTTTTTTGCTTTACAAAACCATTATTGTAGTCTTTAACCTTTTTATCCATCATTTCAAAGGTGTATACACGACCATTGCGATTCTTTTGATCGCACATTAAAAAGATGCCTTCGATAAAATAATTCTTTTGACCAGGTGCAACCTCTTCGGTCAAGACTTGTACTTCTTCGTTTATGTCGCAAAATAGTTTCATTTGTAATCTCCTATGTTTTCTTTTGTATTTATAAAATATTAAACATGACGAGTCACAAATTCAAACATAACAGAAGCAGTTTGTCCACCTGACAAATTATTTGTAATCAGTGCTTGACCAGTAGAACCTGCAGAAAAATTAGGAACAGTTGCTCGTTCAAACGAGATATCAGCAATGCTTCCTGCAGGAAGTTGAAATGCTTGATAAGAAGTAGTTCCACGGAATGTAAGTTCTATATTGCCACCGTTACCACCTGCAGAACCTGATACACGAGAAAGAGCAGCGGAACTAAAGGTTAACCCTTTGGTTGCAAACTCTCCTGTAAACTCTGTAATGTTAGAACAAAAAGCGGTAGGGCCAATGTCAAATTGAATATTACCACCACCAGCGTCACTGGAATATAGTATTACGCAACGATTTCTACTTTTTACAAGATAGTCTAGTCTGGCTGTCATTTATTTTTTTCCTTACAAAAAGTATTAACGCCTTCAAATGATTTTTTACTTTCCACTAGCATTAACCGAAAAGAGGATTGATTTTCTTCACTTAATTCGTCGTGAATATCAATAAACCGTTTGGCAAGAGAAGGAGAAAGACGAACAACCGAACCGTCCATTAACTGTATGGATTTACCCTTATTTATTGAAACGCATTCTTTCACACATTCCACGATACGGAGTGACAGTTTTGCGTTTAGTTGTTTTTTATTATTTTTCATTAACCCTTCCAATTTGCTTTAACATAATCAAAGAACTTCTTTTTCTTGTCGCCGTCAAGTTCACTAGGAGAAGATGCTCCATGCTTCTTTAGGGCTCCGTTAAAGAATTTACGGTAAGCTTTTTGCTTTGGTGACAACTCTTCCTCGTCCATCATATACTTGCCACCCTTCATGTTTACCGCAGCCAAGATTTCTTGGTTGCTCATGTTGGTTGCTTCGTCCACAGTGGTGTTAATCTGTCCCGCCACCAGTTTTGCAGTGTCTGAAGGTTTTGAGAAATTAAATGGTTTAGGAATAATCGCACCCTTGCCAGTACCATCGTCGTACAGATGGTTAAAGTTATTATCGTTATGGTTTTCTAGTTTTTCGTCTAGACGATTGCCACGACTTTCTTTATTTTTGCGCGCTTGTTCTAAACGAGTCACAGTATTGCGGTAAACACGAGTTCTAGCATCCAACTCAACCTTTTCGGTCAAAGCATCCACTTCCGCGTCCACAGATTCTTCTTTCTTGGTGTCGGTAGTAGCTAAACCGTCAATACCGTCAATGTAGGACTTGGATGCCTTGAGTGCCAATTCAGGCCCTGCAAAGAATTCCCATCGTTTATTGTCCACATACACACGCACAGGTTTAGATAGACCCAACCCAACTTGTTTCAGGACAACCTTGTGACCGTTGTAGTCCATTTCTTTAACATAAAATTCTTTTTCAAAATTTGGATCTAAGGAAACATCAGAATCCTTTGCAATGGCTTTATCGGTTTCGTTTTTTAAGCCGAAGGCGCTTTCGATCTCTGCCTTCAGCTCTACTTCTAAAGGGTCAGGCACCTCTCCAGCTCCGGCGTTAGCACGGTCTGATCCTGCGATACCCACTCGTCCACCTGTTGGAGGAGCAGAAGGAGCTCCTACACTTGCCTCTGCAACCGCTACTTCAGGTTCTGGCGAATCCGACGACAAACTCTTGGAAATAGACTCTTTCTTTGTGTTTAGTGCCGAATACAAACGCTTGGCAAGTTCTGAAGCAATAACTTCTCTGAACTCAATAGCATTTTTCTCTTGCGTAGCATCCACTGCCTTTTTAATATTTTCCATTTACCTTTTCCTTTATTGTAAACCGAACGATGCATTGTCAGGAGCATACAATCCAAGATTGCGCTCTGTTCTAATCTGTCCTTCCATTTCCTTGATCTGAGCTTCACTCATTCCAAGAACTTGGGTACGAATCCAATAGTGAGAGTAGTACTTACCTATGTATTTTTCCACAGAGTTCAACTCTTCATACATGCCTTTTCTAAGTTCTTGATTCTTTAGTTCCACAAAATGACTGTCTTTTAGGAAGTCAAAAAACACACACTCTTTGATACCTGCCCAATCGTCAGGTTTAATGACATTTTTCATTAATAACTGCTTGCGAAGCAGATCGTAGAACAACTCACTGAATTTGTTACGCAAACGAATGACAAATTTATTAAATTTCAACTCGTCACGACTAATTTCTGCGGCACGACCCAACTGAAATCCCTTGTCTTGCTCTAATCGAGAGATAGGAACATTCAATGCTTTGTACAGTTTCTTTTGAAAATACACAACATCTGAAAGTTCTCCTAGGTTTTGAGCACCACTTAGGGTACTGATCTCAGTTCCCTTAGAACCCTCTCTACGAGGCAACCAGTAGTCTTCAAGCATAGACATAAACTTCTTGTCGTCACGCATTTCGCCTGTATTGGCGTCGTAAACCAATTTGTTACGATATTTGTTCATAATATCCTTAACATACTGCTCTGCCTTGGTTTTCGGTAACGATCCTACATCAATATAAAAAATTCTTCGTTCAGGTGCTCTTGAGATGCGGTAGATAACTACAGCATCTTCCATCATACGCAACTGATTCAGAGGTTTGATAGATTTGTGCATAAATCCAACGGTTCTGCGGTAACGACTGTCAAACAAGCCAGACGAGCAGAAAGCAATAGCATCATCGTTAATCTTGATACCTGATGGAGTGTTTCCACCACCTGCACGAGGATTGTCTTTGTTGTACACATAAAAATCACGGTAACCTGTAATAATTTTGGTTCCGTCTTTACGAGTTTCTTTTTGAAACTCTCTGATTTTTTGAATGTTGAGAGGGTCTACAAACCGAAGTTCAAGAATACCCTTTTCTGGTTTGTTTTCGTCTGCAATAATGTGGAAATATATCTTGCCGTCCACATACCACCGACGAAACACTTCATATCCTTTTGTTTCAAACTGCATAACTCTAAGAATATTTTTAAATTCGTCTTGAATCTTTTCTTTAATAGAGTCTCCGACTTTTAAGTCAGAAGTAAAAAAGATTTTAACAGGAGACTGCTTGCCTTCACACACAATGGATTCGTTTACAATATCGTCAATTGCAGTTTCACACACAGGATCCATTGACATTTCACGATACTTGGAAACCAATTCGTAGTCGTTACGAACTGTTCCGTCTAGATCAATATACTGTCCGTAGAAGCCACCGGCTTCGACTGGAATAGCACCGTCATCGGTAGTTGGAACTACGAATGATTTTAGTGCTTTGAAGTCGTTCCGCTGCTTCTTCGACCGCTCAATTTTTAAGCCGAAGAAATCCATATTATAAAAACTCCTTGTAGATTATTAAGTAGTAACATCCTGCAATTCGTGATATTGATAAGCCAATACCACACCAAATTCAGAAATGTTTGTCTTGGAATCAAAGTTCATTTCGTACCCTTGAATATCTTTCGGCCATACTCCCACCATTTTGTAAGTGCAAATAGGATTGCCTTCACGAGTTAGTGGTTGGATATACCAATCGCAAAGGTAGGATGCCATATTATTTGGGCCTACATTGCCTTGATACGAATTAATGATATTTGACCAAGATTCAAACGCCTTACGAAGACTGTAGTTGCCATCGTTGTAGCACTTAATGTTCCAATCGGCAAATTCTCGGTCTCCACCGTATTTAAGTTTTCTGCCCATATAGTTTACTTCTACTTGACCAAGTGTTGCAGCGGGAATACCTGCTGAACGAGCCAAGAAAGAAACTTGGGACGAAGGATCACCTAAACCGATAGCAGCAGCCATATTGGTGATTGCACCAGATACTGCTCCACCAAACAACGCACCAGCTACACTTGCTGCTGCATTGATGGCACCTGTTCCTGCACCAGGAAATACACCTGATACCAGATAAAGATTGTCTCTAGAACCACCATTGATAAGATTTGCTCTGAATGCGTCTATGCTAAACTGACTATATGCCATTTAGTTATTCTCCTGTTTTATCTTCTGCCTTTATTTAGGCACCAACTTCTTCAAACGAAACACCAGTTTTAGTAGCAACAAAGTTCAGTTGAATGAAATTGATGCTGCGATTTGGCTTGATATAAATGTCTGCCACAAATTGATTGCTGTCAATCACCTGTGGAGTATTGTTCTTTTCGTCACAAACAACCTTAAAGTCAATCACTCCACGGCGAGATTGTACATCACGCAAGAATGGTTCTACCAAAGATTTAAATTGTGATCGGGTAAACGCATCATTGAATTCAAAAAGACTGTATTTCGCAGCAGTTGCGATTGCTTTTTCCAACACAATGAAAAGGCGACGAACATTGATACGGTCAAATGCTGACGGACGAGTCTGTGCGGTGCGATCACCAAACAAAACAGTTCCTTCGCCAGGGAAAGTGACCACAGGGTTTACTGCATTTGGATAGATGGTATCTCGTTCTGTCTTGGTTGGGTTGAAAGCCAACTTGATAACATTACGAACTTGACCACGATTAAATCCTGCAGGTGACCACCAAGGATCGTTTGAAATATCAGTTCTTACACAAAGACCAGCAATGTCTCCGTTAAGAGGAACATATCGGTAAACATCATTAAACGGATCGTACATGTACTTGTAACCACTGTCAATGAAAGCGTAGTTGTTGTTGCCAACAGCGTTTCTAAGATCAGCACACGCTTGCAATTTAGTTGCAGAACTTTCAGCAGAATTCTTATTAGGAACTGATACGAAAGCAACACAATCTTTTCTTGCCTTGGCAATGTCACACAGTTGCTGTGCGTTGTTGCCAGTAAGTGCACCACCAAGAAGCAAAGCAACATCAATGGTGTCAGGATCAGCAAACAAGTCATAACCTACTCCAGCTTTTCCAACCAAATCGGAAATGCCTGAGAATTGACCTGTTCCGCCGTTTAGGTCTGCTGTATAAATGCTACCTGTCTGATAAACATCACCAGATTTGGTGAAAGCAACAGTAGATCCAGGACTTCCTGCAGCAAAGCCAGTGGTAATAGTGGTATCAAAAGTAGCAGGAGAACCGTTTGCTACAATGTAGCGAGATTCGCCGTTAATTTTGGTTTTATAGAACAAAGTAGTTCCATCGGAATTTACTGCGCCTGGAATAACTGAAAGATCACTGTATCGTTCAAGAATAGCTCCCACAGTTCCACTGAATTTACCACCCTTGTCTACAACGACTAAATGGAATGCATCATTACTTGAGGTTAAACCAAGGCGTTCGGCGTATATTGTGCTTGTTGGTTTCTTACCAAAAGAATCGTAGTATGCCCAGCCAGTAAACCCACCACCTGCTGCACCACAAAGCTCTACATGCAAGGAATTGCCTAATTCTCCAGGGTATCGTGCAGCAAATGCACCATAAGTTGCTACAGATTTATCTGTGGCATCCGAAGGAGTAGGAATATACACTGTGCCAAGAGCTCCAGGAGTTGAATTTTTGGCTACTGCAGTATCAATGCCACGAACAACTTTAAGGTTGTTTCCGTAGCCAAGATAGTTGTATGCAGTGAACCAGTGTTCGTAATTGCTGTCTCTTGGCATGCCGTAAAGTGCACCCAATTCTTGAGCATTGCTGACAAGAACAGGAACACCGACAGGGCCCCATTCAAATACGCCAGCAAATCCAGCCGAAGTTGTTGCTACGGAAGGAACAATTGTTGTTAAATCTTTTTCTGTTACATTTACGCCAGGACTAAGTTGGAATGCCATCTATCAATCTCCTTTAAAAGGAACGCGAGAACTTTTTGGTTTCAGAGTATATTTAGTAAAACGATTACTTACGATATTTCAATTCCATATTCGGAAATCGTCATTATTGAATTGGGGAGGCTCTCTACCAAGATCAATATTGGTTTTTAGGGGAGGTTCTCTACCAAGATCAATGGCATCCTGATCCTGATTATCCAATTCCGAACTAGAAAACCCAAAAGGAGTCAAATCTTCCTCCATTTTAGTAATCTTATCCTGCATCAGTTTCTTGCGAATATCTGTGTTTACAAGATCTCGGAAATAGGGTTGTGTAGACAACCATCCAAACAAAACCAAACAAGACACCAAATCATCATTATACCCCTCACTGGCTCCGTAAGAAGCCTTCTGAGCAATGTATGTAGATATTTCAGAAATAACCTCAAAATCGGTAAGTATAAGTTTGTCGGTTTCCACCATTTCTTTTAAAACTAGGCAACCTGTTTTTTTAATTTGTGAAGACATCTTGACACCGTGCTGAACTCTACCACCTCCAAATCCAGTTGCTCGCTGTCCTTTTTTCCCTTTTATGGTGATAGAAATCATGTTTTCATATTCCAAATCGTCGTGCACAATATCAGAAACTTGAAGACCTGTATCGTTTGTTTCTATCAGCAACGACGCTTCGTTGTACCGTTGTCCCACAGACACAATTATATTAGGTAAAAGCATAACAGGCATGGTGTTGTTGCGAAACCGAGCAACAATCTTGTACGGCATAGCAGTAACATCAATCACTACAAACGCATGGTAGTCTAGTCCCAAGGCACGAGAGGTGTCCACAGTTATTGTGTACAGGTGATCTTTTTTAGGTTCTTCGTATACTGCAAGACCGTCAAGAGTCACCAGTCTAGGATCGTCATATGCTAGAGTTGACAGTTTGCTTGGACGAATAAGGGTATCTTCCGAACCCATAAATTCACATTCGTACTCTGCCAACCACAAACGATCTGAACCTAATGCCTTCTTTGTAGTTTCTTTCCACGCCTCATCTCGTCCAGGCACTTCCCACCACTTCACCTCAATAGGAATATACGGACTTCTTCCTGCTTGAGCATCCTTCCAAATTTTGTAGTACATGTTCATACCTTTTGGGGTAGACACAATAACTACTTTGGAGGTTTTACCCGAAGAAATGGTCGGATATACAGACGCAAAGAATTCTTCTGCAATATTATTGGGAACAAAGGCAAATTCGTCAAGTACCAAGAAATTAAACGAATCTCCACGAACAGCGGTTGCAGATGTGGACGATGCAACAATCTTTGCACCGTTTTCAAATTTAATACTTGTTTTATTCCACTCCACCACTCCCTGCTTTAACCATACAGGCAAACGCTCATACGCCAACTTGATACGATCTAGAATTTCTGTGGCGGTTTTCTGTTTGTTTGCAAGAATAGCAACCTTATAGTCAGGAGTGAATTGAGTTATATGCAAGACATTTCCTGTTACACACGAAGTTTTACCTGTTTGACGAGGAAATTTAGAAATAGTGAATCGGTTATCTTGAATTGTTTTTACAAATTTTTCCTGAAAGTCATACAGCTTAAAAAGAATAGGGCCTTTATCAAGTGAACGAATATAGAAATAATTATTTAAAAAATAGATAACATCTTCAGAACACTTCATGTATTCTTCCATCTGTTCTGGTGTGTATTCAATCTTAACACCAGGCCCTTTAAGCATGGCATTTCCAAGATACGCAATTCCTGTTTTAGCCGACATCTATTATGTCCTCTCCTGCAGGCAGTTCTTTGGCAGCAGACTCCAAGTCTTTTCTTGCACGAAGAAAACGAGACAGTTCTGCGGTATTACCCACAAAAATATTGTTATTCGTGGTAACGCTACCAGCTAATTTTACAGTATCCTCTCGTTTAATGTCTTTGAGTTGTTTGTGTAGATGCATGAGTTTGGTGTTTGCCTCTAGCGTTGCCTGAATGAGTTGTGCTGCTACTTCATACGCTCGGGAGCTCTGAGTCTCCGCTGCCACTTCAAGAACGCCTTGAATGGCATCCTCGGACTGTACAATGATACGCTTCAGGTTGTCTCGAACTTCCCGATAGTCTCTATCAGG